TCAGGAGGCCTCCTCAGGAAATACAAAACGCGCCACGATGCGCCGTTGCCATGGCGGGCTGAGCGGGCTTTCCACCACCCCGTGCCGCGCATAGGCGTGAATGAAACTGGCGCTGGCCCCGACGCGCGCCTGTAGCCCAAGGTGCTTTGCCACCGCACCCTGCCGCATTCGGAAAAGCAGCACGTCACCGGGGGCCGCATCACCGCTGTCTTTCATCGCCATGTGCCGCAGCGCCGCCGCCCAGAGCCGCTCCTCCCCCTGCGGCTCGGACCAATCCATCGAATAGGCCGGCACCGCCTCAGGCTCCGCGCCCAACAGCTCCCGCCAAAGCCCCCGGATCAGCCCCAGACAATCGCAGCCCGCCCCCTTTGTCGCAGCCTGATGCACATAGGGCGTCCCGATCCATCCGCGGGCGGCCTGCACCAAACGCTCCCCCGCAGCACTCATCGGCGTGACCCGCCGCCGTTCGCACCGTCCGACCGGGGCACTGCCATCATCCAATCCTCCCCCGGCAAATCGGGAAAGCCGCGATAGTTCAGTAGGTTGTTGAACTTCAGTCGACAGGTCTCCATCCGCTTGTCGCAGCCTGCGGTAAGCCGGACACGGGTGCCCGCCGCCACCGCGCCGCGGATCGGCTGCCAAAGCTCGATCACGCGCTCCCCGTCCTCATGGTAGTCACGTTTGACCATGCCCCAGAGCCCCGCCGCGGGCCCCTCCAGCACATCAAGCCGCCCTCGCGCAAACCAACCTTCCTCGTAGCCCGGGAACGCGGTCCAACGGAAATACTGCGCCTCCGCCACCGTCTCGACCACACGCGTCTCACCATAGCCGGGCGCGGTGAGATCGAACCGGCAATCGCTATCCCCCAACACCGCCGAACAGGGCTTTTGATAGACCCGCCCCATGGGTCGGTTGAGCGGTTCCGTCAGCCCGCGCAACTCGGCGCGAAAGCTGCCCCCCGCGCGGTGCAGCTCACCGATTGAGCCGCGAAATTGCAGCCGCCGCTGCGCGGGCTCCGCCCAGTTCACCAGCCACGCCTGTACCTCGGCCCCGTCAAAGCGCCCCTGTTCGATCTCATCCTCGCGGATCGCATCATCGCTGAGCGCGCCGAGCGCCTCCGTATTGTCGACCGACAGCCCGCTGGTTTGGGCGAGCGCCCGCGCGCTCAGCCCGGTATCGGCACGAAAGGTGACACCGTCGAACATCAGCGGCCTATCGTGATCGGTAAAGGCAAACACCGCCCCATCCGCCCTCGTCACCTGCCAGCAATGGCACAGCGTCGTCACACCGCCTGCGATATGGGCCGCAAACCCCGAGTCCAGCCCCGCCATCAGACCCGCACCTCGATCACCGGCACGTCGGGCACCTGTCCGGCCTGAAAGCTCTCGACCGAGACCAGAATGCGGTCGGTGTCAAAGCGCACCGGCACGTCGAACTCGAAGCCCGCAAAAACCTCGATCTCAGGGTCGGGCGGATGGGCAAAGGTGATGATCCCGCTCTCTGCGTCGACCTCATATTCGACGCCCTCGCGCAGCTCATCCTGCTCCAGCCCCACGCGCACGGTCCCGGCCACCGGTTTGGTGATCGGACGGCGATAGGACTGCGCGCCCGAGGGGTAGGTCTTGGTCAGTTGAAACGCCGCCCGGACCCCATCCCCATAGCCGATGCTCTGGTCGTCGAAAGCCACCGGAAGCGCCATTTTGCCCGACTTATAATCGGCCCAATCTTTCCAGCGAAACCCGTACATCTGTCCCATGCGTGCCTCGAAAAAGGCAATCAGCACCTGTAGATCATCGATCGAGCGCATCCCCAGCCCGGCATCATAGACCCGCCGCGAATGGGCCCAGGGCGTGTTGCGCTCCTCATGGCCGTTGGCCAAGGTGACCACATCCGTCTGCCGCCGCGGCCCCCCGATAGAGCCAAAGCTCAACGACGGGGGAAATCTGACCTCGTGAAACTGCATGATCTACTCCTTTATCCGCCGCATGGCCTATCGGTTGCGGTTGCCGGTGCTGAGGGCACGGCTCAACTGTGCTGCAATCTGGCTTTGGCTGCGCTGAAACCCCTGCACATCGGGGGTGGTGATGTTCATCACGATGGTCGTCGCGCCGCCACCCATGCCGCGCACGCCCAGCTTGCCATCCGCCCCTCGCGCCAAGGGCATGATCGCCTCCGGCCCGGCCTCACCCATCAGCCCCGTGCCGCCGCGCATGGGAAAGGCGGTCGCCGAGGTAACCACCCCACCCTGCGCGAAGGGCATGACTTTACCTTGCGAGAAAGGCGCGCCATCGGCGAAGGGCAATATCCCCTCTACGATGCTGCCCACGCCCTCGCTGATCAGCCCGCCGAAATGGTCCGTCACTGGTCGCATCGCGGCATTGTAAGTCGTGCGGATCATCGACTGCGCCAAGTCGCTCAGCGCGTCCGAGAGTTTGGCACCGTCAAAGACCACCCCATCAAAGGCCCGCCGCAACCCACGGCTTAGCCCTTTCTCAAGCGTCGCCACGTCTTTGCCCGTCGCGGCAAGCGCGCCGCGCATCCGCCGTAGCTCACCGTCGAACCCGGCCACCAAACCGCTGGTCTGCGCCAGCGTCTCGTTCAGCCCATCGGCGCGACCCTCAAGGTTCTCGAAATCGTCAAAGTCAGCCATCACCGGCCCCTTTCGTCTCATCTGGATAGGCCGCCATCAGCGCGGCGAGACCATCGCTCAGCAGCGGCGCGGGGCCGGACTTCGGCCCCAGCATCAACTGCAACTCCGCCGGCGTCAGCGCCCAGAATTGATCCGGCGGCAGCCCCAATCGCGACAGCCCCACCCGCAGCAACGCGGGCCAGTCAAAGCCGCTTGCCGCGCTCACGCCTGCACCGTAAAGGCCCGCGCCAGCAATTCCGCCGCCGCCCGCGCCGCCGCCATCGGCCCGCCCTCGATCTGCGCGTGCTCAAGCGTTGCGGCATCCATCTCCGCCCCGCCTCCGCGCAGCCCGGCGAGCAACAGGGCCAAGACATCGCGGCTCGAAAAACGATTGCTTTCAAACCGCTCTACCAGGGCCACAAGGCTGTCGGCCTGCAACGCGGCCTCCAACTCGGCCAAGGCCCCGAGGGTCAGCCGCGCCTCATGACGTTCGCCATCAATCACGAGGCTCACCTCGCCGCGCCACGGGTTGGTCATGCTCACACTACCACATCAGGGGTAAAGATCAGCTCCCCCGCCGATTGCAGGCTAAGCTCAAAGGTGGCCTCCCCATTCAGCGACCCCGCGTATTCCAGAGCGGAGACCTGAAACGGCCCCTGCACCACGCCGAAATCCGGAATGATCACCTGAAAATCCGGCGTCAGCCCGTTGAAAAACAACTGCCGCGCCCGTTCATCCGTGCCCGCATCGCGAAACACCCCCGACCCGCTGATCGCGGCCGAGCGGACACCGGCACCCGCCAGCAATTCCCGCCAACCGCCGCTTGAATCGAGCGAGGTCACATCCACCGTTTCGGCGTTGAAACTCACCCGTTTGGCCCTGAGCCCGGCAATCGTCTCGAACTGCCCATCGCTGGTCATATCCACTTTGACCAAAAGGTCCTTGCCCGCTTGAACTGCCATCACTGTCTCCTCGCACCAATCTGAAATCTAAAGTCTTATGCGTCCGCGACCCGGGCGCGGAATTGCAGGTCGATCCGCCGGGCAGAGGCCCCGTCGATCCGTCGCGCCGTCGCTTTGAGAAAGGCCATATCCACCACGCGCCCCCGGCTGAGCGCCGGCTCCGCCCCATGCAGCAGGTCTGAGATCACCGCCGCGCAGCCCTTCGCCGTGCTGAACCCCGGCGCGCTGGTGACTACCGACAGGGTCAGGCGATGCTCCGCCCCCGCGCCCTGCGGGTCCGACAGGTCCTTCGCCACCTCTTGGCCCAAGAGCACATAGGTCTCTGGCAGGCTCCCCCCCGGCACCGCGTCAAAGACCGCGTCACCGATCAGCGCGGTGAGGCCCGGATCGCTCTGCAACAGGTCATAAACCGCCGCCTGCAATGCCCCTGAAAGCGCATAGGTCATACCGCCACCTCCTCATCGGCAAAGCAGATCAGATAGCGCCCGCCCGCATCGCTCTCGGCCACGGCCCGGATCACGAAGACCCGCGTGCCCTCGCGAAACCGCTGCTCGGGGGTTGGTCGCTGCGGGGCACCTTCCGGCGCCGCACGCACTGTGATCTTGACCCCCATCCGGCTGACGGCCACCCCGCCCTGCGCAGTCTCCCGCCCCGTCCGCGCGCGCACATCGGTCCAGAGAGTGCCCAAGGGCTGCCAGACCTCGCGATGCCCCCCCGCGCCATCGCTCACGCGCTGCGGCGCTTCCAATACAAGGGGCCGGTTCAACTGCGGGCGGCTCATGCCGTCCCCCCAAAGCCGAGGCGCACCCGGCGGTAGCGTTCGATCAGGCTGCTGACACCAAAAGGCATGCACCCTTCACCAAGCGCCGTGTCGTCGCGGTATTCATAGTAATGCGCGGCAAGCAGCATCACCGCTTGGGCCAAATCATCCGGCAACCCGCCCCAATCGGCGGCCATGCCCGCGTCGAAACTGATTAGCGCGGCCCCCGCGCTTGGGATGCGCGGCAGGGCGCCGGTGCTGGCCCGAAGACGCGGCGCTTGCGCATCGCGCTCCAGCCAATAGCGCTCGGGGTCCACCGCCGTCTCCACCCCGTCCCGCGCCACAAGCGCCACCCGCGCGATCTCTTGCACCGGGGCCACGGGCAAGACCTGCGCCGCCGCATCGCGCCAAAAGGTCAGCGACAGGGCAAACCGCCGAATGATCAACACCTTGCCCGTTCGCGCCTCCACCGCCGCCATCGCCGCGCGCAGGAAGCTGCGCAATACCGGGTCTTGAAGGCCGTCCTGCGCAAAGCCGGTGCCAAGGCGCAGATGCATTCTGAAGGCCTCAACCGGCAAGACCGCATCCGGCACATTTGTCTCTTCGATCAACATCATCGAACGTCTCCAAAAATCGCTCCCGCGCCCCTTGGGGCCATGCGGTTATTCCCGGACGCGCACCGGTTGCATTGCTCGGTCGGAGGGGAGCAGCTAGACAACGCAACCTCGCAGGCGCACGTCCGGACCGGGGCCAAGTTGCCCCGGCCCCGGCTTCGGCACCGGCTTACGCCAGGCCGAATTTCATCAGCTTGATCGCCGCGAAATCGCTCACGTCGCCGCCGACACGTTTGGTGGCATAGAACAGCACATGCGGCTTGGCGCTGAACGGGTCGCGCAGGATCCGCAGATCGGGGCGCTCGGCCACGGTGTAGCCTGCCGAAAAGTCGCCAAAGGCGATGGCCATCGCATCGGTCGCCGGATCGGGCATGTCCTCGGCCACCAGCACCGGATAGCCCATGAGCCGCGCAGGCTCCCCCGCCGCCAACCCGTCGGACCACAAGAACCGCCCATCGGTATCTTTCAACTTGCGCACCTTGGCCGTGGTCTTGGAGTTCATCACGAAGACCGCGTTCTTGCGGTAGGCCGCTCCAAGGGCGTACACCAATTCGATAATCGCATCGGCTTCGGGGTTGGCATTGGTGCCGCTGGGGACATAACCCAGATTGCCCCAGGTCCAGATGTCGTTGTCCACCGCAGGGTGGCTCAGAAAACCGGTAGGCTTGTCGATGCCGTCACCGCTGACAAAGGCCGCCGCTTCGGCCCGTGCAAATTTATCGGCGATACGCCCCGCCAGCCAACCTTCGATATCAAAGGCACTGTCATCTAGCAGACGTTGGCTCGCCTTGGGCAGCGCGCTCAGCTCATGCAGCGGCACGGTGATCCGGTCGATCTGGGGCGTGTCCGTCTCGGCCTGCGCGCCGCTCTCGGTCGCCCAACCAGCGCCCACATCGGCGTGATCGACCAGCACGTCATAAGACGTGGCCTCCACCTGCACCACCGAGGCAATCGCGCGGATCGACGCGCCAGCATTCAACACAGATTGCACCCGGTCGGCGGTTTGCGGATCCACCAGATAGCCGCCGTCCGAATTGACCGCCGTCGACATCGATTTGCCGTCCAGTTCCAGCCCCCGCAGTCCGTCGTCATCGCCGTTGCGCAGATAGGCGTCAAAGGCTTTCTTGTGCGGCGCATCGTGATCGATCGCGCTCCCCAAAGGGCTGCGGGCAGGCAGGGTCATCTTGCGGTCCATCATGGCAATTCGCTCTTCTGATTGTTGAAGTTTCGTATTGATCTCGGCCCGAAAGCCATTGAAGTCACTGACAAAACCGCTCACGGCCTGCCGCACTTCCTCCGCCGGAGACAGGTCTTTGCCCGCCTTTGTGCTCATCTCATTCTTGGTCATCGCTTTTCCTTCGATCTGCTCAGTCAAACTCAGGCTCAGCCCCGCACCATCTCGGCCCGCGCGGCATCAAAGGCCGCCGCCATCTCGCGCAGCACATGGCCCACGGCCCTGAACTCCCCCTTCGCCCCGACCCGCGCCGAAGGCAGCATCGGAAAGGTCACCAAAGACACCTCCCAAAGCTCCAGCTCCGAGAGCAGCCGCTGCCCCTTGGTGGTCTTGCCCGCCTTAACAGTGCGGTAGCCGATACTGAGCCCGTCGATGGCCCCCGCCTCGATCAGCGCCGCCGCCTCCCGGCCCTTAGCCACAGTGCAAAGGATGCGCCCCTTGACCCAAAGCCCCCGGCCATCCTCGCGCACCTCGTCCCAAACGCCGATGGGCTGGGCGGGATCGTGCTGCCACAGCATCTTGACGCTGCGCCCCGCCTTCGCGACCGCCGCAAGGCTCACCGCATAGGCACCGGCTTCCACCACGTCGCCCCCTTGATCCACCGCGCCAAAGAGGCTCGCATAGCCGCTGATCTCCAGCCCGCCATCCACCTGTGACACCGTGCCAAACCGGGCGAACTTATGCTCCAACCCGCCGCCCGCAGGCACAGCTTCCCCGTTCTCCGACCAGCCGCCGGAGGCATCCAATTGATAAGTCATCGTATTTTCCCTCGTTCAGCCCGCTATGGCGCCACCGCCAGAAAGGATTCCACCGCCTGCGCCAAGATCACCGCCACCACGCCGTAGACCGTCAGCCACAGCCGCCGTTCCAACCGCTCCATCATCTGCTCGATCCGGTCGAGCCGCTTTTGCATGTTCTCGCGATGCACCGCGCTGAGCGTCTCATGCGCCTGAAGCCGCAACCCCGGCGCGCATTCGAAGCGCTCGATCTCACGCAGCTCAGGCATCATCGGCCTCCGCCGGAAGCCCCAACAGGCTGCGTTTTTCCGCATCGCTCAGAAACGCCGCCGCAGACACCCGCGCCCATTGCGCATCACGCTCCGCCGCCAATGCAGGCACTTGGTCAAGGTCCGGCTTCAAACTCACCGCCGCCCCCAGATACCCGCTTAACCACTCCGCCAGCGCCGCCGTCACCCGTGTCGCCAAAGGCAGCACCGTCAGACGATAGAACGCCCGATGCGCCTCCTGATAATTCGCGTAGGTGGCATCGCCCTGCACCCCGATCAGCATCGGCGGCACCCCAAAGGCGAGCGCGATCTCCCGCGCCGCACTCTCCTTTGTTTTCTGAAACTCCATATCCGAGGGCGAAAAACCCATCGGCTTCCAGTCGAGCCCGCCCTCCAGCAACATCGGCCGCCCGGCATTGCGCGCGCCTTGGTGATGGCTCTCCATCTCGCTCACCAGCCGGTCATACTGATCCTCGCTCAGCTTGCCCTGCCCCTCGGCGCCGCGATAGACGATCGCACCAGAGGGCCGCGCGGCATTGTCCAACAATGCCTTCGACCAACGGCTCGCCGCATTATGCACATCCATTGCCATGGCCGCCGCCTGCATGGGGCTGAACCCGTAGTGATCGTCCTGCGGATGAAAGTTGCGGATATGACAAACCGGCGTCGCCGCACCGCTCGCATCAAAACGATGCTTGCGCCCGCCCACCGCATATTCATAGGCTACAGGCCAGCCATCCGCCCCCGGCACCACGCTCATCCGGTCCGAGCGCAGTACATGCAGTTCTACCGGCAAACCGCTCTCACCGCCCACGGATTCGACATAGCCATCGCCGCTCAAAAGCATCTGCCCATACAGCGCCTCAAGCATCTCCGCCCGGCCTTGGCCCGCATTCGGACGGCGCATCAGCGCGATCAGCGGGTGTTCGTCATAGCGCCGCGCGCTGTCCTGCACGACCAGCGGCAGCGCTGCCGCAGCCTCGGCGATCAGCTTGACCGAGCGGAACCCCACTGGATTGCCGCAGAACCCGGCACGCGTCAGGCTCACGCTATCGCGGGGGCTCCAAGCGACACGGCCCGAGGTCTGATAGGCGACGACCGGCCCCGTGGCGGATGCTTTGCACTCCGCCGTCTCACCTGCCGCGCCACGCCGTAGAAAATCGAATACCATGTCGTCGCTCCTTATTCTGCCCGGCCCCGGCGGCGAAGACCTGCCCCGCATTGCCCGGCGTTGTCAGACTTTCCCTGAAATCCCTTAACGCTGGAGAAACCCACCGTGCGCTGCCCCGCGCAACAGCCCGCTCACAGGCTGCGCACCCCCGGGCTGCGCCACTGCGCGGCAGGTTCGATCATCAGCTCATGCAGCGCCCAGACCAGCGCATCGACGCGGTCCGGGCTGCCCTTGCCCTCGTACCCCCGCGCCGTCATCAGACACATCTGATCCTCCAGCGCATCAAGCCCCGGCAAATGGCTCACCCGCCCCTGCTCATAAAGCGCGGCCACTGGCTCCGCCCGCGCCACCTTGCCCCGCGCCGCATGAACGGTTTTGAGCGAGACCAGCGGATCGACCTGTCGCAAGACCTCGGCCACCAACTGCCCGCCCTGATTTACCTCCGCCACCAACCGATCCGCTCCGTAGCGCGTCATCGCCGCAATCGCCGCCTGCGCCCATCCATTGGGCGTGGCCCCCTGCACCGTGCAATCAGCGAGCACCACCGCCCGCCAATCCTGCGGCGGCCCCTTGGTCTGCGCCCCGACCACCAGGATGCCGCACTCATCCGACCCCGCCCCGCTGGTCGTCGCCGGGTCCAGCCCCACGACGATCCGATCGAGCGCGGGCGGCCTCTGCAAGCGCCCCGCCTCCAGCAAAGCCGAGGTCCACAGCGCCCCCTCTGCATCCGCCAGCAAAACCCCATCCAACTCCTGCCGCCCCAACCGCGTCCCGCGATAGCGCGCCCGCACCTCTTCAAGGAACGACCCCGCCAGATTGGCCGCATTCGCCTCCGTCGGCGCATGGGTCGTCACCGTTGAAGGCGCGGCCAAAAGCGCCTTCAACACATCCACATTGCGCGGTGTCGTCGTCACGCAGACCTGAGGCCGCTCCCCCAAACGCAGCGCAAACTGCAACTGATCCCAAGCCTCTTGCCCGCGCTTCCACTTCGCTAATTCATCCACCCAAGCTGCATCGAACTGCGGCCCGCGCAGCCCTTCGGGGTCATGCGCCGTATGCACCGTGGCAATCGCCCCATTCGGCCAGACCAACCGCTTGCGCGTCGCCTCCCAATCGGGCCGCCGATCCGGCGGGCTACAGGCCAGAATGCCGCTGTCGCCAAAGATCATCACCTCGCGCACCTGCTCGATCGTCTCGCCCACCAGCGCCACGCGACTGCACGCGCCGGGGTCAAGCGGTCGGCTCCCCTCAACCTTGCTGCGCATCCATTCGGCCCCGGCCCGCGTCTTGCCCCCTCCGCGCCCGCCCATGATCACCCATGTCCGCCAATCGCCCTCGGGCGGCAGTTGGTGGTCAAGCGCCCAGAACTCAAACAAAAAAGGGAGAGCCAGAAGCTCTCCCTCACCGAGTTCATTCAGAAACTGCGCTTGGGTCTGAGCATCGGCGCAGGCGATCCAGCTTGCACCCGATGTCAGCCCGCGCTTTGTCCATGTCGAGGGCATAGCCCCCGCGCGCGATTCCAGCTTGTCGGTTTCGACAGTCAT